ACTCCTTGTTCGATGGCGACGCCCAGTAGCCGTACTCGGCATCGGTCCAGGCGAACAGGCCTGCCGTCCACGCTGAGCCCGGCGCATCGACCGTCGCACTGTCGATCGTGTCCCAGAACTGCACACCTGGATCGACCAGAAACAGCCGCTTGCTGCCGAAGTTCAAGGCGTAGGCCATGGCCGCCTCATCGGTGGTGTTCGGCCCGTCGATGATCGCGATCGCGCGCAACTTGCCGGCCAGGGCATCCATGGCGGTGGCCACGGCCTGCGTCGACGAATGCCCCGGGGCGATCAACAGTTTGGGCTGGGCGTTGTGCTTGCTCTTGCCGTCCAGCAGCGCCTGAAGACCGGTACGCTGGCCATCGGCAAGAACGCCACCAATGATGGCGGACGTTTGCAGCGCAGCGTCCTCGAGCTTGGGCACGCCGACAGCGACGATCACCGCCTTGGCCCGCACGTAAATCGCGGCCGCCGCCTTGGCGATGGCCGACCCCGCGCCGAACGCCGCGATGGCTTCGCGCTCGGAGGTGATCAGCTTCAGCTCGCCGGCCTTGGCCGTGCCGCCGCCCAGGATGCCTGGGGTGAAGGTGTCGCACAGACCGATGATCGACGACGACGGCAGCGAAATGCTCCGCGCCCCGGTGTCGAGCAGCGTGGTCGTAACGCCGTGAAAGAAACTCATAAAGGCAATCTCCAGAAAAGAGAAAGCCCCGCATAAGCGAGGCTGTGAGGGATGTTGGTGTTACGCATAACGGAAAAGAAAACGCCCCGTCAGTGCGGGGCGTCTATGGCGCTTGGCTGGCCACCCATTCGGGCACCACGGGTCGGGATTCCTCGGCCGGGAATTCGGCGGTCGCCGGCCAATCCCGCAGAGCCTTGATGTAAGCCAACAGTTCGACGTACTGCTCGGTGCTGATTGTCGTTTCGGCGCCCATTTCGACCTCGTCCCGATGCCGATCACGCAGCCAGGCCACCCGCACTATCTCAGCATCACGCCAGATCCGATCGGCGGCGTCAGGGTCGACCGGTGACATGGACTGCAAAGCCAGGAAATTCAGGTACCGCGAGTCATCATCAGCAACTTCAACAATGTCCGTCCAAAAGCTCTTTTCGGGCTCAGCGTCGAAGGCAAAGCGAACAACCCCATCAATAATTTGAAGGTGCTTCATATGAAATAACTCGTGATGAATGCGTTAAATATAGGCGTACCCGATGCCGCGTTACTCGTGGACACCCACCAGGACTGCGGCGTAATAATTGCGAGGTTTGAAAAGGCTTGCGTGTACAAACCGCCAGCCGAGCTGACCGTTGCCGTTTGCCGCACAAGCCCCACTCCGGCAATGGAGGAATAGAGATCCATCGAGACCGTTCCGACGCCTGAACTTCCCAGGCCCATCAGACCGTTCGCTCTCACGGCGTTAAGCGGGACTACGCTAGCCAAAGGAAGTGGCCCATTCGTGACAGTCGCGGCCCCATTAAAGATCGGTTTGGCGCCTACAGTGACCAGTCGATCTTCAACAAAACAGGCCGCGAAGTTTCCGCCACTGTCAGTCGGCACGACGGTCAATAGACCGGATACCGTGAACCCGGCCGGGGCATAGGCGCCGCCGTAAAGCATTGGCGCAACCGCTGTCGTGGCGTTCACGGCCATGATGCTGCGCAATTTCGTTACCGGATTGAACAGCGCATACAGGGCGACATAACCATTGAGCGGCGCCGCACCGACATCCATCGCGGCCAAGCCCTTGACCGCTGAGGCCAGGTTAATCGCCTGACTGTAGCCCTTAAGCCGATAGGACCTGCCGGCTGCGTCTTGTACCGTCACCTCATCAGCGGTAAAGGTGGTCATGGCCGTAGCCGCCGGCACATTCATGCGCCCGACAGAAGTGCCCACCATTGGGCCGTTAACCGACAGCTGCTCAACGATGGCCACCAGCGCCGCAATATCAATGTTTCCCTGATTGATCGGCGCGTTCCAGGCCTTGATACACATCACTACGGCCACGTTTCGTGGGCGAACCATCTTCCAGTAAGGAGTGGCAAAGAAGCCGGACGACAGCCCAGTACTTGTGTAATAGATATCTCCACCGCCGAAGTCTGGCGCAGGATCAGCGTCGATTTGCTCGACATTCCCAATACCTTGGACTGTCGGGCCGATACCGTTATCGCCCTGCGTTTTTGTACCAGTCTGATAGCTACCCACAGCTCGGCCAGCATCCACACCGCGCCCATGATCCCAGCCACGTTCGAACTCACCGCGCGATTCTGGCAGACGGAAATTGCCAGCACCCTCGTCGCCCCGGTTAAACGCTCCACCCAAAAAAGCCGCCAGATCCGGATAGGTCGCAATGCTCTTGACGCTGCCGTCACGCTCCAGAAATCCAGGAGGAATCTTATTCACCGGAAATGAGACCTGCGTCCCGACCGGCAACGCCGAGGCCTGGGCAATCATCGCCTCGACTTGAGCCTTGGTGTAACTGTCCGTGATGCCCATCCCGGCCAACGTGCTCGGGTTATCACCCGATACCACAAGCCCCCGATCGTTGGTCTTGACCCGAGTCCATTCGCCGGGCGTCTTGTTCTTCGGCAGTACTTCCAGAATGGCCGCGTCGACGTAGGTCCGTGAGGCCAGCACAATCGCCGGATCGATCTTGAGCGTGATATTGCCGGTGCTGGTGACGATGAAGTTCATCCGCACGATTTGCGTGCGACCCGAGCCCTGCGACAGGATCGGCTTGAAGCTCGGCGCACAGTTGGCCACCGCCACCAGATCGCCGTCCGCGTCGTACAGGCCGATTTCACGAATCCACTTCCCGCCCTCATCCGCCGGGATAATCTGCTCGGCGATCAGCACCGCCGGGTTGATCGGGTCAATCTTGAGCTGATTCAGCGGCCGACGGCGCCACTCGTTGATCAGCGTGGTTTGCGCGGCATTGGGGATCGGGTCGGTGTTGTTGGCATCACCCACGCCCATTTCGGTGATCTTCCAGGGAATGCCGAGCGCGTCGGCGTTCGCCTGCTTCACCATGCCCACGTTCGTGAGGATGGCGAAAAACTGCGAGTTCGCATCAATCATGGTAAACGTCCAGGGTGTCTATGGAGTGTTCGCGTCCCACTACGCCGAAGCGGCCCGTGACCTCGATGTCACGCATCACCGGCGGGTAAACGTCGATTTCGTCGCCTTCGTAGAGGGCAACGCTGATGTTCAAATTGCCTTGTGTTTCCAGGCTGATCGCCAGCCCGGTCAGGTGGCGGGTCACCGGCTTGGCGTCGTCAATCAGGCGCTCCAGCTCCTGATACATTTCCTCGGTGATCCCGGTGTCGAGCACGCCGACCTTCAGCGCGAAGGTGCCCGGCACACCTTTGGGCACCGTCTTGAACCACTCGACGATTTCGATCAGGTAGCCCAGGGGCTCGACCACCCGGCGCAAGGCGCCGATGGTCCCCTTGTGGGCATGGATGTAATACGACGCCTTGATCGCGGCACGCTTGGTCGCTTCGGGCCAACGGTAATCCCAGCGATCGACCGACCACGCCCACGCCAGATGGGGCAGCAGATGCACCGGGCAGGTATCGGCGTTGTAGAGCGTGCGTAGCGGGACAATCGTGCGCTCGTAAAACGTCGCTTCCAGGGCGCGCTCCAGCTGCGTGCTATTGCTGGGCAGCAGACTCCTCATGTTGCCCCCGCCATCTTCACGTCATAGTCAAAGCACCAGGCCGCCTGCGCCTTGGTCGGGGCCAGGTCGACCCAGCCGGGCAGCTCAACCCGGGAAACGCCGGCAACGTGCAACTGAGCGTCAATCGCCGACCGCGCCACCTCAACCCCCAGCCGCTTGCGCGGGTTGATCCAGGCCGCTAGTCGCTTGATGGCCTCGGCCAAACTGGCATCCCCTTCAGGGCCGGCGCTGCTCATGTGCAAAATGGCGTCGATGCGGTAGCGGATAATCTCCGCGCTCTGCACCGTCACCCAGTCGGTCAGCGGCCGCACATCTTCATCATTCAGCGCCGTGTCCACGACGGCCAACAGCTCAGGGCCGGCCTCGCCTTCCCCCTCCGAACTCAGCACCGTGACCGTAACGCAGCACGGTGCCGGGCTTTCCGCCGTGGCATCCGCCACCAACCCCGACGCGTTACGTGAATGCAGGATGTAGCTGTTACGCGGGCCGGCCGTGGTCAACCCCTCAAAAGCCAACTGGATGCGCTCGCGAAACGGATCGTCCTTTTCCTTGATTTCCGGTACCGGCGGCACCGCTGTCAGATCCTCGGCCTGAATCACCAGGCGTTTCAGATTGTAATTAGCCCCCAACTGATCGAGGTCGCTGCCAATGGCATGGGCCAGTAACAGCGCCTTGGCGCCGTCGTTGACCCGGGCGCGGTTCCCGACCTTGATGTAAGCCCCGACCTCGATCACTTTGGTGACCGGGTCGCTTTCCAGCGTCGCGGTCCAGTTGTTACCCATGTAGCCGCGAAAGACGCCCAGCCCTTCCTCATAGGTCGCCTCAAAGTCCAGCGGTTCCAGCACATCCGGCGCCGGCAGGGCCGACAGATCCAGCAGACTCATACGCTGACCTCCACAAGAAAGCTGTCACCGAGGTAGTCGCCGGCAATGCTCAGATTGATTTGCCCGCCCAGTACCGACAGCACGCGCACGCGCTCCAGTTTCAGCCGCGGCTCCCAGCGTTCCAGGGCACGGATGGCTTCCGCTTGCACGGAGCTTTTCCAACCCTCATTGACGGGCAAGTCCACGTAGGAGCGAACCTTGCTGCCGTACTCCGGCCGGTGCCGGCGGCTACCCAGTGACGTACCCAGGACGTCACCCATGGACTGGCGCAGATGCTCGATGCCGGAAATGGGCTGGCCGGTATGGCGATCCATTCCGATCATCGACATCACTCCTTCGGCGGCTCAAGCTCGGGATGGGCCTTCAAGCACGCGATGGCTTGCTCATCGGAAACGGACACCTCGACACGCCCCTTGGCCACCGACAGCGTGCGAGCGCTGCCAGGAATGATCAGGGTGCGCGACGTGTACACCTTGTCGCGAAAGGTCAGCAGCAGATCCGCCGGCGACGGATCGGCGGCAGGCTGTTCGGTGGTCTTGGCCATGTTTTCTCCAGGCATAAAAAACCCGCACTGGGCGGGCTGGATGGGGTTGTTGATTAGTGCGTGTGATGGTTGTCGCTGGATCCTGCAGCGAGGATCGAGGCGCCACTGGTGATGTCCTGCGTTACGTGTAAAGTGCCGGCGATTTCCACCGCCGCGACCAACTTGATCGAGGCCGATGTGACCGTCACCGAATTGGGCGTGAGCGCGGCCTCGGTGCCGCCGACCTTAGCCGTCACGGCGTTATCGGTAACGGTGACCTCGGTGCTGCCGACCTTGATCGTTACCGTTCCGGTGGGCAACGTGATGGTGTAGGTCTTGGCCTGCCAGTCGTAGATCAACGAGCCCCCATCATCAAAGCGCCAGACTTCGACATGATCGCGGTTGTCTGGCTGGGCGCCGGCATTGCCGTACAGCCCCGGGATAAAGGTGCCCATGCCAGCCTGCCCGCTGGGGTTGAACAACACCCCTTGCTCGCCCAGGCTCGGCGCGCGCCAGTGTCGCGCCTTGCCGGCCGCGAGGCTGTGCCAGCGCACCCAGGCGCTGGTCCATTCGCCATTCGACACACGGACCATCGCCGCCGCCAGATCCACGCCGACCACCACGCAAGGCATCAGCATGGCGGCGATCATGCGGTCATGTTCCGCACTGGCGTAACTCACAGATCCTCCGGATGAACCGGGCCGTCACCTGGCTCGACATTGATCACCAGCGAGCCCGGCGGTTCATCCGGCCATGGCCATTCCTCAACGCCCAGATAAATCTGGTGGGTCCACTCCACCAGCCAGACCACGTAACCGTCGAGCTCCGGCTTGGTCCAGTCCTGTGTGGCTTGCACAAACTCGGCGGGTTCTACCGTCAAGCCCCAAGTTTGTAGACGCAACAACACGGCCAATTGCGCCGCTAAGTGCGCGGCCAGCTGGCAGTGCTTCGGGCGGATCGGATCAACGATGATCCGCGCTTCGAAGCGGCAAATCAGGCTGGTCTCGCCGGTACCGATATCAACCCCTGGTTCCATCTCGGCCATTTCAAGAAACACCACCGGCAATGCGATGCGGTCCTTGATGTTGGGCCACGCCGTTACCGCTTTGATGCCGGACAGATTGCTCACCAGGTGCTGCTCGATCGCCTGATACAGCTGGTCCAGGCTAAAGGGCTCGTCAGACATGGGCCGCCCCCTTCAGGTATTTCTGCAGCTCAAAGTTGAGTTCTTGTTGCAGGACCTCCAACAGACGCGCGTCGGCCCGTTTGACCCAGGTGTCGAAGTGCGGACGGGCTTGCTCCAGTGACACCTTGGCTTTGGCCAGTGGAAAGCGATCGCCGTTTTCCGCGACCCAACCCGAACTGGCACCACCGCCTCGCGACACTGTGCTGTCGGGATAGTCATCCGCGTTGAAGTGCTTGCTCGCGGTGCGGATCCAGATGTCGGGTTTGTTGCCATAGACCTTCTTGAGGAAAGCCCCTTGATACCGCCGCCCGGCCACCGACACGCCGCTGCTGGACTGCCGTGCTCGCCCAATCCGGCTGGACTCGATCGCATTCAGACCAAACCACAACTTGCCACTCGTGGCTCCCCCGGACACCGGGTAACTGCGCAGACGCTGACGCACCGCCGCGACGGCGATGCGCTCTTGCCGGCTGACGGCCCGGGCAATGTGCGTCCGCAACCAACCCAATATCTTGTTGATCGCTCGACGGTGCGCTGCAGCGGCTGCTTTCGGTACAAGTTTTGCGAAGTCCTGAAGCGCTTTCAGATCCGTAGCCGAGGACTGGATAGAGAGCATCCCGCCCCCGGCTGACGGCTTGAAGTAGCTGCCGACACTCATGCACGCATCCTCAGGATCAGAGCGACCAGACCGTCACCGCTGGGCTCCAGCTGCAGCAAGTCGTATTCGCCGCCACCGTCCAATTCAGGCAGTTCGATGGTAACCAGCAGGCCCTGCTCCAGACCGTGCGAGTCGCTGACGCGAATCTCGAACCGAGGCTCGCGCAGGCCGGTGTTGAGCTTGCCGATCTTCGGCTGCAGCCAGGGCGCCGAGAACATGCCCAGCACCGGCTCGTCCCGACCTTCGATTCGGGCGGTGTCGCCCAGGGTCTCGAACACCACCGCGTCGACCTCGGCAATCAGATCGCGAAAGCCCATGGTCAGAGCTCCAGCAGGATCTGCGCCAGCGGTCGGGTGCACAGGTGCAGCGGGTTGGACTGGGCTTCACCGGCCATGCCTTTGTTGAACGGCATCGGTTCGATCTTGCTGTAGTACGGCACGCCTTCGGTGTTGACCGTTTCCATGTAGTCAGCCGGCGCGAACACCGAGATGTAGAGGTCCGGCACTCCTTCGGGAATCAACAACGCCTTGTCGTCATGGATAAAGGTCACGCCCGCGATCTTGCCGCGATAGCGCTCCCAAACGATGCCGCCAAACTCGAAGCTTTCACGGGCATCACCGCGTAACGCGGCTGCCTGCTGACTGTTAACAAAGGTGTCTTTGATCGACTTGTGCACGACAAGCTTGTTCCAGAAATTCTTGCCGCACAGAGCCCGCGAACCGCTGCTGGTGATACTGCCCAGTGCGTCTTCCTGCAGATCCAACGCTTCACCGGCTTTGACCCGGACCTCGGTATCCGGACTGTTAAGCCCCATGGACATTTTTTTGCGGGTCACACCGAAGGTCTTGTAGATGTCCAGCAATACGGTCGTGCCGTCAGCATCCAGGATCTGGCCATTGAGCGCGCCCATGCGCTGGAACTCGTGGGTGGCGTCGAGCTGTCGACGAGCTTTGGCCAGGCGTTTGTTGACCACGTCCTGCACCGCCTGCAACTCGGATCGCGTACCAAATGCGCGGATGCCTTGAATCTCATCAGCCTTGATCGCAAAGCGCTGTGGCAGGTGCACGGTGTTGAACGGGATCAGGTTGCGTTTGGTCCCAGCCACCACCAGACCGGACGTACCACGCTCCCCCGCCGGCACCAGTGCCAGGGTGTCACCGTCCTTTTCGATTTGCACCGTCAGGGTGGTGATGCCTTCTTCCTGAAACAGGCCGAGGCTGCTGATGCGACCCGGCAGGTATTCCTGTTCGTTGATGGCGGCGGTCAGCGAAGAGACCGAAAACGCGTCATCGTTAAAGATTTCAATGTCAGCCATGAAGCTATCTCCAGAAAGCAAAAAACCCGCACTCGGCGGGTTCGGTAATCGTGGGGTGATCGTCTTAGCGGACGATCAGGAAATGGGTGGCCAGCGCCTTTTCAGCGGCCGGATCCAGACCGGTGAGATGGACTTCGCTGACTTCGGCCATGCGCACCACGGCCCGACCGCGACGGACTACATCGGACTCGCCCAGTGGGCCGTAGAGAATGGCGATAGCGTTTTCGCTGCCGTCTTCGGCGGTCGGGCTGTACGGGGCGAACTCGCCGGTAGTGCTCACCAGGCCGAGGATCTGCCCCGGCTCGAGCGCAGGCCCTGCCGCGACATTGATGGCTTCGCGGGAAATAGTGCCGGCGGCTTCGGACAGCAGGAACTCGCCTGCATGCATCGGCTCTCGTTGAATCGTCATCGTCTTGCTCCTGTAGCAGATTGAGGTTTAGCGGTTCGCGCTGCTTG